GCAATGAGCAAAGCCGGTAAATCTAAAAAGTAACAAGCAACTATCAAATGGTAGTTGCTTTTCTTATACCTATTTTTAAGGAGGAATGACATATGCCAGACGAAATAACCGAATCGACACAGGATAACACCGAAGTCGTAGAGGTGACAACTACACCGGAAACAAGTATAGAAACAGAAAGTACTAATGACCAAGCAACAGAACCAACAACAACCGAACAACTAGGTGCACCTGAACAATATACCGAATTCACTGTGCCAGAAAATTTCAGCGCACCTATTGACGATTTTAAAACGTGGGCGAAAGAAAATAATATGACACAGGAAAAGGCGCAGTCTACAGTAGATTTCTACACAAATAAGATTGCACCGCAAATGCAAGCGCAGCATGAAGTTAAAGTTGCAGAATGGGTAACAGAAAGCACAACGAAATATGGTAAAGATGGGATTGAAGCGGCCAACAAAGCGTTGAGCCGTTTTTCTACGCCTGAATTTACTGCATTTCTGCAAGAGACAGGATTAGGAAACTATCACGAGATGATTGGTATTTTCAAGAACATTAATTCAAAAATATCAGAATCAAGTTTCGTTGATTCAAAAACAACGGAGTCAAAACCAAAAACACTGGGACAAATTATGTACCCAGATATGAAATAGGAGGAATATAAAATATGGCTACATTAGGTGGAGATAGAATTACATGGAAGGATTACGCTTCCCAACAAGACCCAGACGGCAAGGCTGCCAGAATCATTGATATTCTTGCAGAACAAAATGACATTTTAGATGATATGTATGTCGTTGCTGGGAATAAAGAATATGGGTTACAAACAACTCAATTAGCTTCTGATCCTACCGTTACTATTCGTGGTATCAATCAAGGGGCAGTAGGAACAAAAGGTTCATTCAAACAGTTAATTGCAAACGCAGCTTTATTTACTGCGCTAGGGCAAGTTGATAAAGAACTTGTTGAGGCAGCAGAAGATCAGGCAGGGTTTAGAGCAAATTCTAACAAGCCTTTTATTGGTGCAATGGGTAAAAAACTTGCTAGTGAATTATTTTTCGGAGCAAAGGCTGATAACGCACAATCTTTTGACGGACTTACTTCTTTCTATAGTGCTACTACTAAGGCTGATTATGGTGATTATACTTTTAAAGCTGGTGGAACAGGAACCGACAATCGGTCTATTTGGTTAATTGACTGGGGCGAAGATTCTGTTTGTGGTTTCTATCCTAAAAACACGGAAGTTGGTTTGACTCATAAAGACTATGGTGAGGAACTTGTTACTTTAGATGATGGAAGTTACTGGCCTGCATATCGTGATTTATGGGAATGGAGAGCAGGTATCGCAGTACGTAACTACAAGAAAGTTGTTCGTGTTGCAAATATTGACGCCTCAACCTTGTTGACTATTGGTAGTGGTTCAGACACTTCCCCAGATTTGCTTGATCTTATGATTGATGCGATTGAAAGCGTACCAAACCTTTCACCACGTGCAAGATTCTATTGTGGTAGAAACGTTCGTACTGCCTTTGTTAAGAAAGCTTTGAATAAATCAAATATGTTCTTGACTATGGACAAAATGGCTAACGAACGTGTTGTTCCTTCATTTCTTGGTGTTCCAATTCGCTTGTGCGAAGCTTTAGACGTAGACGAAGATTTAATTGTTTAATAAAGGGAGGATAAAAATATATGTATGATGTTGAATTAAGTTTTACAAAACAAACTGATGGTACAGCAATGCAGGCGGTAACAGTTACCGTCGCTTCTACTAATATACTTAATCTTGGTTCTGCTGGTAATTTTTTCAGACCTGCTTATTTACACTTAAGGGTTACGGAAACATTTACCGCTGCTGGCGCTGGTACTCTTACAACTGTACTACAAAGTGATAGTGCTGCAACTTTTGGAAGTCCTGCAACATTAGAAACATTAATGACAACTGCAGCCTTGGCAACATTGGTTGACGGTTATCATCTTGTATTCCCATTGCATCATCAAAATATGGAACAGTTTTTACGGCTTTACTTTACTGTTGCTACTGGACCGATGACTGCTGGTAAGATTGTTGCCTATATTAATGATTCCCCTGAATTGTAAGAGGTGTTTTAAATGATCTATACCGAATATATGGCAAAAAAAAGAGCTTATATTAATGGTAAACTTTATATCCAGGGCGATGTATTAAAACATTACCCTGGGTTAGAAAAAAGAAAATCGTTTCGTGGTATTGGTGAACCATTGATCGCTGACGAAGAAATTGACAATGACGAAGAAGACACAAACGAAGACGAAATAAAACGTGGTTTTCGCGGTAGTTGGAAACTTCCAAATGGTGATGTTTTTACAGGAAAACGAACAGAAGCAAAAGAGCATTGGAATAAAATAAAGAACAATTAATAATGGGGCGTTTAATTACGCCCCTATTTATATGGAGGATATGAAAATGTCAACATCAAAAACAGATATTTGCAATCTAGCCTTATCCCGTTTTGGTGGGGGCAAGATTAATTCCTTAGATGACGGAACGGAAACAGCTAGATTATTAGATTTAAATTATAATAATTGCCTTGAATCGGCATTAAGGGACTTCCCTTGGAACTTTGCACGTAACATACGTGTGCTCGCCTTAACAGATGATACTGCCGTTGGATATGATTATGTATATCAGTATCCTGCTAACTGTGTCAATGTTTTGCGAGTTTATGCAGAAAACAATTCTCGTAAGAAAGAAAAAGACGAGTTTAAAATATTTACAAATGGAAACGAAAAATTTATCGCTACTGATGTTGAAAATGCTTATGTGGAATTTACATATAAAGTAATCGTTCCAGATATCTATGATGCTTTGTTTATTAAGGCATTTAGTTATCAATTGGCGGCAGAGATTGTTAATGCTAAAAATGGTAATTCTCAAAAGGCACAGGAGATGGCACAGAAGTACCAGATAGCTATTGCAGAAGCACAGCATATGGGAGCAGTAGAAACAAGCATACCTTTTGAATTACCTACGTCATATTTAAAAGGAAGGTCGTAATATGGCTAATATTTATACTAAACAATCTTCTTTTGCTAACGGTGAAGTTTCATATGACATGTGGGGGCGTGATGATTACGCCAAGTATTTTGTAAGTGCTAAGACGTTAGAAAACTTCATGCCATTGCCATATGGTGGAGCACAGAACAGACCAGGAACAAAGTTTATTGCAGAGGTAAAGGATTCATCAAAAAAGGTGAAACTTTTACCTTTTCAATTTAGTGTAGAACAGGCTTATATTATTGAGGCAGGAGAAAATTACTTCCGATATTATAAAGATGGTGGTCAGATCATTAATTCGACAGCTGATACCTGGGTAACTTCAACATCATATTCAATTGATGATTATGTAACTAATACTTTAATTTATCGTTGTATATTGGCGCATACATCGGGGGCAACAACTGAACCAGGAGTTGGAACATCGTGGGCAACATACTGGATTCAAAACGCAACAGTTGAAACAACCACAACATATAATGAAGATTATTTATTTAATCTTAAAACAGCACAATCAGCCGATACTTTATATTTATGTAATTCTAATTACAAGCCTAAAACATTGACTAGATCAAGTCATTACGACTGGACGTTAGCTGACTTTTCATACGAAAATGGACCATTCAGAGTTCAAAACATCACTTCTACTACCGTTACTCCTAGCGCTGTAACAGGAACAGGAATAACAGTAACAGCTTCATCTAGTATATTTACAACTAATCAAGTTGGATCTTTATTCCAAATTAGTCACGATGTAACAGGACAAGCGTTAAATTTAACTCTTACTGCTACAACCACAAGTACTACAATAAAATGCAATGGTAATTGGGCATTAGTTACCCATGGATCATGGTCAGGAAAGATAGAAGTACAATGGTCTAAAGATACAGGGGCAACGTGGCAAACAATACGTTCTTATACTTCCACTTCTGATATAAATATTAATGATTCTGGGAAAACAAGCGAATTGGTGTTACTAAGAATTAATTATACTCATATATCTGGTACCTGTTATGCTGATTTAAACGCCTATTCATTTGCTCATGATGGTGTTGTTGAGATAACAGGGTATACCAGCGGAACGGTAGTAATCGGCAACGTATTAAAAGATATAGCTTTTCTTACTGCCACAAAAGATTGGGCAGAAGGATCATGGTCCACTAAAAACGGATACCCAAGTTGTGTTAAATTCTATCAGAATAGATTAGGATTTGCAGGAAGTACGAAGGATCCACTAACATTATGGTTATCACAAACAGGAGACTATCCTAACTTTCTTGTTAATACCCCTACAGAGGATTCAGATTCTATAACAGCGCCACTTGTCAGTGAAGGAGTTAACTCCATTAGGTCAATGGTATCTATCGGTAATATGATTGCATTTACAGCAGGTGGTACATGGAAAATAGGTACTGGTAGTGAAAGTTCTGCATTAACTCCTACTACTGTTAGAGCGTTACAACAAGGATATATAGGGTCTTCAACACTTAACCCTATTATAGTTGGTAGTAGAATATTATATTGTCAAGAAATGGGTAGTACTGTACGAGATATTAGTTATCAATTGGCTGATGATGTTTACAAGGGTGATGACATGACCATGTTGGCACGTCATTTGTTTAAAAATTATGATATTGTTGATTGGGCATTCCAGCAAGAACCTGACGGAATTGTATGGGCGGTAAGAAGTGATGGTATTCTACTTAGTTTCACTTATAACAAGGAACAAGATGTATACGCATGGGCTAGACACATAACTGACGGTGAATATGAGAGTGTCGTTGCTATACCAGGTAATGGTTATACAGAAATATACTTTGCTGTCAGAAGAGAAATAAACGGAGTATATAAAAGATACATTGAAAAGTTGGTCCCTAGAATGGTAACTACAGACCCTAGAGATCAGTTTTTTGTTGATTGTGGATTGACATTAGATAATCCAATTACAATAACAGGAGCAACGAAAACTAGTCCTGTTGTAATCACCGCCATTGCTCACGGGCTTACCAATGGAAATTTTGTTGACATATCAGACGTTAAAGGGATGACAGAATTAAACGGTATGCGTTATAAGGTTGCTAATAAAACTACCGATACATTCCAATTAGTAAATATGGACACTGATATAAATATTGATGGTACAGGTTATACCACTTATAAATCAAGTGGATATGTACGAAAATGTGTTATTTCGGTATCTGGATTAAGCCATCTAGAAGGTGAAACAGTAACGATATTAGCTGATGGTAGTGTAAATAGCCCACAGGTAGTAACCAGTGGAAGTGTAACACTTGATGATTATGCTAGTAGGGTGCATGTAGGACTGGGATATGAATGTAACTTAGAAACACTTAATATAGATTTCCCGATGAAAGACGGAACCATACAAGGACGTACAAAGGCAATTAGAAATGTTACTGTTAGGTTTGAAAATACTTATGGTGGTTTTGTTGGCATAAATGGTGATAATAACTTAGAAATAATTGAGCAAACATTATCGCCTATTATGGGTAAGCCAGGAGAATTAGTGACTGGTGATAAAAAAGTTTCACCTTACGCTGAACTTGACACTAACGCAACTGTATATATTAGGCAATCAGATCCTTTGCCAATGACGGTACTTGCTATTATGTCGGAGATAGAAATCGGAGCGTGATTAGATGCTTAACTTAAGAGAAGCTACATTAGATGATTTTTCAAATTTTGAATTGCATCAAAAGAATATTGACGAATTAAAAGCTTATTTAACGGTTGAGATAGATGTAATTATGGCATTATTATGGGACAATTCGCAAGACAAGACAATAGTATTTATTGATGATAAGCCTGCTTGTTTGTTGGGTGTAATAAACTCAACAGAAGTATGGCTTTTCTTTTCTAAAGATATTGATAAACTTCCTCTTAGCTTTTTCAAACTAGGAAAAAAATTTATTGCTAAATACGATTATTTGCAAGGACATATTTATTCAGAAAATACTTTCGCTTTGCAATGGGCAAAGTTCATGGGATTTACAATTGAAGAACCAAAACCATACGGAGAACAAGGTAAATTATTTCATAAATTTTATAAATGGTGGTGATTATATGTGTGGACCAGGAGTGGGAATGATTGGTAATGTACTTGGTACTAGTATGCAAATGAATGCTGCAACAAATCAAGCAAATTATCAAGCTGGTATTGCTAATCAGAATGCTTCGATAGCGCAGGCACAGGCAGTATCAACAGGGCAACAAGGAACTAATGAGCAAATACAGATCAGACAAAAAGCGACACAGGTTGCAGGATCTCAAAAGGCCGCACTTTCAGCAAGCGGATTAGACATTCAAGCAGGAACTCCACTATCAATATTGGCTGATACTGCTACACAGAGCGAACAGGACGTACAGACGTCGCGTTATAATACAGCAATGCAGATGTGGGGATTAAATAATCAAGCGAATCAATATAAGGCAGAAGCATCAAATGCAATACAGGCAGGAAAAAACGCTTCAAAGTCTGCTTTGCTTAGTGGTATTACTACCGCAGTAAAACAATATTCAGAATATAAAAAGAAATAAATGGTGGTGAATTAAATTGCCTACAGTTCCAATATATACTAATCAAGTACAACAACAGACGTTACCTAGTTTTAGAGTTCAATCTACCGCCCCTACAGAAGCGTTTGGTGGTGGATTAGGTCAAACAATCAGCAACATTGGTCAAGAAGCATTTAATATGCAACAGCAAGAACAGGCTAGACTTAATCAAATAGCAGTAGCAAACGCAACTAGCAATACTCAAAAAGTATTAACTCCATTGCAAAATGATTTATTAACTAAAATGGGAACTAACGCATTAGGAACAGTAGAAACAAAAGATAATCCATCCACTCCAGCCATATCACAAGATTTTCAAAAGCAATCTGATAATATATATAAAACAACTTATGATTCTCTTTCTAACGAAACTCAAAAAACGCAATATAAACAATGGTATGATTCTATTCATATAGGTATGTATCAATCAGTATTAAACCATGAAAAAAAACAAATAGAGGTCGCTCATACAGTTGCAAATGAATCACAATTAAACTCCAATTCCGAGGCATTTACTTCGAATGTATTGATGGGTAATTACGCACAAGCAAATAATAGTTTGCGTTCTGGCATTGTTTTATCTGATTCTATGGGCAGCATTAATGGTGTTCCTAAAGAAACGCAAGATGAAAACCATAATAAATATATTTATGGAAACATTGGTAAGACTGTTGACATTTTGATTGCCAATAACAGGCCAGAAGATGCCAAGAAACTAATCGACTATTACGGTGATAAACTTCCAGAAGCGCAAAAGGCTATTAATATGTCAAAAATAAATCCTTCATTAGAGAAAAATGAAACAGATACTTATGTTGAGTCACTAAAGAAAGATCCAACTATGATTAATCCTGATGGAACACCTAATGCAATAGCAATGAACGCAGCAGCAGAAGTTAAATATAGAAACAGAACAAGAACTGTAACTAAGCCTGGCACTCCTGGTGTTCCCGGTGCTGATAGTATGTATAATGCTGCGAAAATAGTTTCACAGCAAACAGGAATCCCAACAGATTTTATATATGGACAAATGTATCATGAGTCTGGTGGGTTTAATAGTCAGTTAGCAAGAGAAAATTTTAACTTTGCAGGACTTACACAAAACGAACCAAATGGCATAGAAAATAAACAGCCAGATGGTAGTAATTATTATAAACAATATAGTTCTGTCGAAGAATTTGCCAAAGATTATGGAAAGTTTTTAAATAATTACAAAGGTTTATCTGGTGCAAAATCTCCTGCTGAATACGCAAAATTATTACATGATCAAGGATATTATGTAGAAGACCCTAACCAAAAGACTCCCGAACAGGCTGTAAATGATTATACTGCTGGACTGAATAGCGGAATAAGTAATATAGGAACAGGGACAGGAGGAACGACAGGTACACCAACAACCTATGAACAAGTACCATCACCAGATTTGATAGGATTACAATTAGCGAAGGCAAGAATAGCACAGGTTGTAGCCGAGGGTAATGCACAGCATAAGCAAATGATAGATAATAATATGTATCAGTTCGATCAATGGCTTACGCAGACAAAGCCAACAACGGTATCGGCGATACAAGCACAGGCGCAGTCAATGGGATTCCAAGGTCCTGACTTGATAAATGCCATTGCTAAAGGAAAACAATATGCTGGACTTCTTAAAGTAGAAGAAAATGAAAATAGTGCAGTATTGTTTGAAGAAGCATTAGGTAAAATGTATAACGGTGAAATAACTACCAAAGGAGAACTTGATTCACAATATGGCGGTTCTCTTCCATATAGCAAATTAATTACTCTTGGTAATTCATTAAAACGTGAAACTAAATGGGCAACTACCGAAAATTTAATGGCATTCAATGGCGTTATAAAAGACAAAGGAATTAAAAGCGGAACTGAAAAGACTAAAATATACGAAAAAATAAATCAACATGTAGCAGAAAATATGTCAAAAGGGATACCAATAACTTCACAAGATATAACTGATTGGGCGCAGGAACAGACGCAAAAAGTAATATTAAGCAGAAATTATATTAGTAAAAACGAAACAATAGATACAGCGTTTATACCTAGTGTATGGAATATTACTTCTGAGGGAGTTTTCACCCCAGAAGGTATTCAAATTACCAAATCAAAAGACGGTAAATTCTATACTACTAAAAATGGTGTAGATATAGAAGTTCAACCATAAGGGGGGCATTATGACAAAATACATTGGGCCTGATGGTTATAGTTATTCTGTGGAAGAACTTAATAGTTATCCTCAAAAATCAACAGTACAACAAATAAAAGAAACGGTATCATCTGTTGGACAATCAATTGTAGATTTTGGTGGAAGGAATATAACTCCTAATTACGATAAAGCCAATGATTTAGCTAATGCTTATGATGTATTCGGGAAAAGGTCTGCCGATAATGCAGCACTTACAGCGGAAGCTGGCAAAGTTTTAAATCTTGATCCTAATACTTTCATTGCTGCAAAGTCAGAAATACAACAGGCAGCGCAACAAACATTAATGTTAAAAAAGAATTCTCCAGAAGATTGGAATCAATTTGTTGTTGACTATCCTAAGACAACAGATTATCTTTCAAATAAGAATAACTTATCAGTGTCCCATGATGATATACATAACCTTAGTTATCAAGAGCAGATGGTAAGTGTAATGGGAGATTCTTATAAACTTAATGCTTTATCGCAAGAACGTGCTGATATTGGTAATAGGTTGCTTGGTGGTGTTTATGGTTTAGATGGACTTACTACAGAAGACAAAACCAAACTAGATGATCTTAACAATCAAATAAAAACCTTACAAGAAAAGTTACCTAAAAGTACATGGAGTGTTCCTGGTGTTTTAGCCGGTATTGCTGGAATGGGACCAAGCGCAGAGACTGGACTTAAATATGGTTTGGCTGGTGGTGTTACAGGTGCTGGTATTGGTGCATTAGTGGGTGGTGCTGGCGCTATCCCCGGTGCATTAGCTGGTCTAGGTGCAGGATTTAGAGTTGGATTCGCTAAAGATTTTGCATCTACTTCAATGGGTAATTTATATCTTGACGAAATATCAAAGGGAATTAACCCAACGGATGCAGCAAAAGGTGCAGCGGTAACAGGATTCGGAACAGCACTTCTAGGTACTGTACAAGTTGGTAAGTTTTTAAAACTTCCAGAAGCAAGTGGTGTAGGATTAAAAAGTTTAGGCCTTAATGTATTAGAACAAAGTGCAATAGGTGCAGGATTGACAGCAACAGACATTACAGGAAGAAAAGTTGCAGAAGGAAATACGTTCGATTGGGGCAAACAAGACATTGAAGAAATAGCAATGGGTGGAATTAATATGGCACCTCTAGCACTTGCAATGGCTTTGCCTGGTCATGGATATGTAGCTTTGAAGAATCTTGGAGATATGGTTGATAAGTCTAAAACAGCACAACGTTCACCAGATTTAGTAGCAGATAAAATTAATGCAGAAGTTGCAGGAACTCCACTGGAAAATGTATCAATACCAGGAGTAGAATTATTTAATTATTTGCAAGGATTGGCAGGGATAGATCCTAAAGAAGCGCAGGGTATTATTGATCGTCTTGGTGTTGATCCAGTAGAAATAAAAGAAGCAATACAAACAGGTGGAGACATTTCAGTAAAACTGGGAAACTTTGAAGTACTACCAAAAGAACATAGAGAAGCATTGTTGGAAGATGTAAAAATAGGAGATCAACCAAACAAAAGAAACGTAGAAGATGTTTATACTGAGAGGGATAATCCTGTTGAAACTCCAATGAATCAAGAGATAGGTCTTGTAGAAAATAAGTTTTATTCTGATGCAACGGCAGAATCTAAAGCGCATTCTGAAACGGTATTTTCAAATAGACTTAAAGAAGAAAATAGTCCTGCATTCAAAAGCAAATTAGATAAACATCTTGAAGAAACTAAAAAAGTTATAGAAGCACAATTTGAAAGTGATCCAATGTACCAGGCATCTGATGCTCTATCCTTTGACTTACAAATGTTTGGTGGAAAAGTAAAGAATGTAAAAGAAGTTGCCACTAAATATATTGAAGGTAAACTTTCAGAAAAACAAATGACTTGGGTTGATACTGTTGCCGAACAACATGGATTTTCTAGTGGTAATGAGTTAGTAAAAAAGATTAAAAGTAACAAAATTAAAGATGAAGAAATACGTACTCGTCTTGATTATGCTGGCGAACAATTCAAAAAAGAAGAACTAGGTGATCGGTCTAACGTTGAAGCAGAGGCACAAGTAAGTGAAGCCAAAATAAAAGAATCTGCAATGGAAGCTACTGCGCTTAATGAACTTGCACAAGGAAGCCACAGAACAGCCACTAGAGCAAAGAAAGAATCAGACCTAATATCTAGGTTCAAAGATGCTGAAACTAGTCTCCTGGTCGAAATACAGAAGGCTAAAGGCGATGCAAAGGCAGAAGAATTAAGGCAACAATTAAAGGAATTACAAAAATCACATGCAGAAGAAATAAAACAACTTAATAATGATGCAAAGTACACCGCCAAATGGTATGAAGCAGAAGCAAAAACCAAAGAAGTAGGAATAAAAGAACAACAAAAGCAAGATAATGCAATGGCTAAAGAGTGGTTAAAATCTGAAACGGCAAGTCAAAAAATAGCTAGACAGTCTCAAATAGGCGTTAAGGCTGCGCTTGAATATGCTAAAAATACTTTAATGGATAAACCTATTAATGATGCAATTGCATACAGCAAGTACATGAAACAGGCTAGAGAAGCAGCGAGAAAGTCAGAAAAAGAATATCGTGCTGGTAAATACGAACAGGCTTCTACATGGAAGAATACTGAAATGATCAACCATGCAATGGCGTTAGAAGCGATGAAGTTAAATAAAGATTTTACAAAACAAGACAAGTACCTTAAAACAGTCACATCTAAAAAGAAAGAACTTTTCAAAACTGACGAAAACTTTAATCAAGTTGGTTCTATGCTTGAGCGTTTCGGATTAGGACGAAAAGACTATATTCCTAACAGTAAAACTGAAACTTTAATTGATTGGTCAAAGCGTATGAATGATATGTTAGGATCAGTAAATATCGTTCAATGGATCGGTGATGAATCTTTTAGAAAGCCTTACAAAGAACTTACAATGGCAGAATTAAAAGACGTTACAGATGCACTAAAGAACATTCAAAAGGTAGCTAATCAGGAAAAGAAATCCGTTGGTGTGGCAAAAGGTGAATCATTAGACGAATTACGACTTGGCATGATTGAAGAAATGAATAAACTTAAAACTGCTTATAAACCAAAATTTGAAGAAAGCGCACTGGATAGGTTTAAAAGTGGCATTTCTAATTATTTATATGATTTGCAAACAATGTCAACGGTTATCAGTAAATTGCAAGGATGGAAAACATTCGGTTCATTAGAAAAGTTTTGGATTAACTCGGTATATGAAAGAGCTAATCTTGAGAGTAATCGCATTATACAATTCAAAACAGAGATAGAAAAAATGTGGAATGAACATTCTACTATAAAAGAACGAAAAAAAATGACTAACAATAAAGTATATTATGAAGAACTTGGCACTTCATCAACTAAAAGGAAACTTATTAGAATGGCATATAATCTTGGAAATGAGGGAAATAGAAATAAACTGTTTGGAAGTAGACCCGTAGGTATTGAAAGTGCAAAGCCTTGGAATGAAAAAGTAGTTATGGATTTGCTTACTAATAATCTAACTAAAAAGGATTGGGATCATGTGCAGAAAACATGGGATTTAATCGAATCGTTATGGCCTGACTTGTCAAAGTTTCATGCCGAAAGGACAGGTTTTGAACCTAAAAAGGTTGATCCTTCACCGTTTGATATAACTATTCCAGGTGGAGAAGTTATTAATATGAAGGGGGGTTATTATCCATTAAAACAAGATAACAGATCGTCATTGTTGGTTGCTGCGAGAGATGGAGTAGAATCTCCTTTGCGTTCAGAAAAAAATGTTATATTTTCAACAACTAAAAATGGATTCACGAAACAACGCAATAATGCTAGTTATCCTATTGATCTAAGGGAAGATCTCATTAATTCCCACATTATCGATGTTATCCATGATTTACATTTTAGGGATATTGTTTCTGACTTTCAAAGAGTGTTAAATAATCCTGAATTTCAAGGAACTGTACAAGCCAAACTAGGACCAGAAGGTCTAAAACAATTTAAGTCATATATAGACAATATTGCTAATGGTGAATCTTACAGAGATGTTGGGTTGAAAGGTGTTGAAGGTTGGGTTGATTATGCTCGCAGGGCAGGTACAAAGGCAGCAATTACTTTTAGAGTTGGAGTAATTACACAGAATGCTGCAAACTTCATGTTATATCCTGGTGCTATTGAAGGTTTTGGAGTACGAGAAACAAGTATGGCAATTCTAAAACATGGATTGCTTAATTATCTTCCTAAATCCGCTTTTAATTGGAAAGCAGCCAAACAAGTAAGAGAAGAAATATATGCTTTATCTCCTTACATGAGGGATAGAAGACAGACCCCTGATTATTCCTTACATGATATTCAAAGTGAAATGTTTGGAGAGAAAAATGCAGTATCCGAATTTGGTGTTGGTTTGTTATCTGCTTCTGATGATCTTACAGCAATTCCAATGTGGAAACAAGCATATGAAAAAAAGATGGGTGAAACTGGTGATTATAAACAATCTGCTTATTATGCTGATTCACTAATCAAGGCGGTGAATGGTTCAGGCAGAAAATATGACGTTGCTCCTATCATGCGTACTAAAAGTGTACTAAATAAAGTATTTTCATCTTTCTATGGTTTTATGAACGTTGAATTTAATAGATGGGTTAAAGAATCTGGCATGGCAACGCAATATGGTATGTCTATTAAAGGAATTGAAAACTCTCCTAGATTTGTGGGGTTTGTTGCTAGTAGAATGATAGGTTTTGTTATTGCATCTGATTTCTTAGCAGGTAAAGGACCTAAAGAAGAAGATGATCCAGTTTCATATTATGCTAGTAAAATGATTAGTTATCCATTGCAATTATTGCCAGTAGTTAGAGATGCCGCGCCATTGATTATTGACAATGCTTTAGGGTTACATTCATATGGATACCGTCCACCAGTGGCTTTTTCGGTGTATGATGCTCTAGAAAAACTAGGAACAAAAACACAATCATATGTAAAAGGAACAGGAAAAACTACTGGTCAAGATGTAGTAGAAGCTACAGCAAAAATAGCGTCATATGGCACTGGATATCCTGATCAGATGAACGCATGGTTCTTTAATGCCTATGATTATTTTGTTAATGGTATGGATCCTGAGTTAACAGATATGATGAAGCGCAGACCAAAGAAAAAGAGAGACGAATAATTATCGCCTCTCTTTCTTATTAAAGTATGTATATTTAGTATCTCTATAAACGTATCTAAACCTATTTAATATTGACACTTCTAATTTACTACTACTAGGAGTACCGCCCCAGCCTAAGCATCCTCCATCCCAACCATATTTTATTCCATAATCGTCAAGTTTATAATGTTCATCATGATAAATATTCATCCTAAATATACCTATAAAACCTACCAATATAAAGAAAACAGCAAAGAATAAAATTCTAAATAAAATATCAAGTAAAAATTCCATCTATATCACCTTCCGTTTTTCTTCCATAATATCACTAATTAAACAGTGTATCAAGAGATTGCAGAAATGCAGTCTCTATTTTAATTATAAGGAGGTAACACATGACAATATCGTCAAACCTAAATAAGAAAATATATATAGGAAATGGGTTAACTAAGATTTTTGACTATGATTTCGATGTCCTTGACGAAAATGATTTAGAAATTTATCTAGCAAATAGTAATACCGGAATAGTAACACAATTAACAACCAATTATAGTGTTTCTCCAACGGAAGGTAGTTTCCCATCAAGTTCAGGAACAGTAACATACCCATTGATTGGTGTTGCAATATCTAATACTTATATTTTTATAATCCTTAGAAGTATGGATATTGCACAACCTACAGTATACCCAAATAATACTTCTTTGAAACCAAAAGTAGTCGAAAAATCATTTGATCGAATTACAATGATTTCGCAACAAATACAAGAACAGATAAATAGATGTGTTAAAACTAGCATAGCCGGATCCTCTGACATTGATTTAGATTTATTAGGACAATACGCAGATCAAGCAATTTTATCGGCAAGTAAAGCATTAATATCAGAAATAAATGCCGAAGAATCAGAAGAACAATCTGCTTTATCGGCAGCATCAGCCGCAACATCAGCCGCTAATGCTTTTGCTTCAACTGCACCAGCTTGGTCAATAGGAACAACTTACAATTATCCAACAGTTGTTGCTTATACTGATGGCGATTCTTATAGATGTATTGGTACAAATATCGTTGGAGAATATCCCGATGCTAGTATTAATTGGGTAAGGATTACAATAAATATGAGTGATTTCTTCGATATTGATGTAGATGGCGGTTTGATGCCTGCATTATCACCAACATATAGTTCATCTTTTGAATTAGATACAGATGGCGGAATAATGCCAAAATAAAAGGAGGTAATTATGACAACAAGATCAATTCACCCAAGAACAGATGGAGAAGGAAGTATAGGAACTTCTGATAAAAAATTTGGTAACGGTTATTTTGATAATATTAATATTGAAACTATAGGTATTACAGGAACATTAAATGAACACTTAGGCGCAAACGTAGCATCTGCAAGCACTATAAACCTTACAACCGCCACAGGAAATTTTCTGCACATTACAGGGACAACCGCTATAACAGCCGTAACATTGGGTGCTGGTATGAGGCGAGAATTAATTTTTGATGGAATATTAACATTAACCCATCATGCAACTAATAATAACCTACCCGGTGTTGCCAATATCACTACGGCGGTAGGAGATAGGGCTAGTTATTATTCAGACGGTACAACGGTTTATTGTACTAAGTACGTGAAGGCAGATGGAACGCCAATTGCTTTACAGATTAGTAGCGGGGGAGAGATACTACAGTTAAAAATATTTAATAATGTTACTACACCAAACACCAAAATGGACATAACCGCAAATAATGTACCTTTATATGATACTAGTTATAATCAAAAGAAGTCTGGCGTAATTAGTTTAACCGCTGATTTAGGTGCAAGTGGCGCGAATGGACTTGATACTGGTAGTAAAGCAAATAGTACAGCTTACTTCCTATACGTAATCGGCAAAACCGATGGTACTATGGCAAGTTTATGGTCTCTATCAGCAACCGCCCCAACCATGCCAACAGATTATATTTATAAAAGGCGTGTAAGTTGGAATAAGACAGACAGTAGCGGGAATTTAAATAGGATATTTCAGTATGGGCGCAAAGTTCAGTATGTTAATATCGGTAGTGGATTACCACTAATATGTTCTGGATCTACGAGTAATGTAATTACGGCAACATCTATATCTAATTTTATACCTACCGCTACAGCAAGTAATATTGATTTACTGATAAGTGCTGCGCAACTTAATAATTATACTACGGTATCACCTAACAGTAGTTATGGTTCGTATGTTTCATATACAAACCCTCCTGCATTCAGTGTATGGAACACGAGTAGTGGACAAGCAGCATTAAAACTAAATTTCGTTATAGAATCTACTAATATTTACTATTCAGCAAATAGTGCAAACAGTTATGTTTTTTGTATGGGATGGGAGGAGAATTTATAGATGTTTTGTTATTCAAATAATGGATATTCGATGAGAGCCGTAGATAATGATTATATTGCACAAACTGGAGAAGTATTATTTGCTGATTATGCTACTACTGAGCAAAAAAATACTGCCTTCCCTCTTTATAATAGTGGTATCCCAATTTTAACGAAAATGCAAAAAATAACAGCATTGAATGCCGAATACAAAATTCTATTTGAAGCAGAAGCATTGAAAGAACCTTTATCATATCTTGCAGATGGTACAACAATAGAATCTAAAAGATTATCATTACAGACAAATTATTTAACCTTACTTACTGAAAAAAATACAAAAAGGAGCGTGATTTTAAATGCCTAGTGCTTATAGGTGCCCTGATTGCCAATATTATCCCATGACTTGGGATTCAGATGGAAGTATTTCAGGATTGGGAGAACCTTGTTGGGTTTGCCTCGAAACGCAATGCGGGAATATAATCCCAGTTGATGAAAATTATCAACCACCAACATAGTATTTATTTTACAAAAATCATGATATTATAATAAAGCACATAGATAGTTAAAGTTAGCTACTTTAATAAAAAGAAGGTTTCCAGCTTCTTCTATGTGCATTATACTGGAAATATTATTGATGGAATAGGCATAACACCTGCAAAGGTGTATTTTTTATGCCTAAAAGGAGGTACCCATGGAACATGTTTCAGAACTAATTAATCTATCATCAGAGATGATTAGTAAGACAGACAAAATCAATCAAAGACTCGTCAATGCCGTGATAGTATTATCCATATCTTTTTCGTTATGTTTTACTATTACGGTAGTTGGTATTAGTTATTTTTATTTTACAACTGATTACGGCTTTGGAAGTGTGATCCAAAACCAAACAAATACAGAAAATAGTAATCAAAATATTAATAAAGGAGATAAATAACAATGGCAAAACCAATTAAACCAGTAAAACCAACTAAACCAGGCAAAGGTGGCAATTAATATGGAAACATATCAATTACACACTGAAATAATAAAAAGAGTAGAAAAATGTGAAACAGACATTCGAGAATTGCAAAATAAAGATAATAAACTAACAATACAGCAAGCTCAAGTAGATATAAAGTTAGATTACATTAAATCAGCTATAGAAAAATTAGGTGTAGAAGTTAGTAAAATAGCTGAACAACCAGCGAAACGGTGGGATACATTAATTAATGCAGCAATAGCCGGGGCAATATCATTAATTTTGTCTGGCAGTATCACTTTTGCATTGACTAAGCATTAGGAGAAAAATATGATTGAAAAAATAAAACAATTCATTTTACAGGACGTCCATATAACGGACGTCCTTTTTAGTTGCATATGGTTATTTGGCTGGTTTAATAATGCGGATCAAGCAGTAAAGTACGACCTTAATTCTCTGACCGTTTTTTATGGTGCGATACGGGTTTATATATTGGCTGGAAGGGTTAATGAGTCAGTAAATAACTCTAATAAAGGAGAGAAACCACAATGAGTAAATTCTTTAAAGGAACTGAATTTGCCTGCAATGGCCCAGAATGTGAAGGATTAATCAACGTAGGCAACGGTATTAGTCCTCGCTTAATGAATGTTCTGGACGCCATTAGAGAGCGTATAGGACAACCTATCTATATCAACTCTGGTTACAGATGCCCTGTGCATAATAAAGAAGTTGGAGGAGTTACTAATTCCCAACATGTTGACGGTACTGCAGCTGATTTAAATTATGACGGTATAGATGTTGATTACCTTGCGCAAGTAGCAGAAGAATGTGGTGCTGATGGTATAGGTAAATATTGGTCGCAAGGATTCGTGCATGTTGACGTGAGGGGTTATGCTGCAAGGTGGAGTGAAAATGATTAGTGAAGTGAGGGAATATATAAATGCAAATAAGAAGAACATTATCATTATTTGTGTGTTGCTTATTGTTATTGTCGTTGCCTGGGATGTGTTCGGCAGCAAGTTATCAAATACAGGATCAGGAGCTGATACAGCTAGACAACAACTTAACACTGTTATCAATCAACAATCAGAATCTATTAATACAATTAAAACAGTCGAAACAGGACTTGGGAATAGCATCAAGTCAGTTGGAACAATTGAAAGCACAGTTGATCACGCTACAGTTACAAACTCAAACAGCATTGCAACAGCAACAGACAGCGCAAGCATCATTGCAGACTGCCAACGCATCCTTAAATCAGTACGAGAAAGAGACAAAAGCAAAAATTAGATCAGTTGCTTTGCAACGAGATATTGCTATTGTGGGAATAGTTGCAATGTTCTTTAGGAAATAATTTTTAAACCTCTCGAATTCGACGGGTTTAGATTTGCCACCGACATCAATGTCGGCGACAACCATCCGGGAATATAGGACAGTTCAACCGTTCAGTTTTATTTAATAGTTCAAAAGCCGTCTGCCTTTAATTAGGTTGACGGCTTTTTTGTTTAACTACTTAGTATATGCAATTAACTGACAAATTATACTATCGTTTTAAAAATAATTATGTTATAATAAATAAAACACCTAACAACTCTAGTAAAGTCGTTAGGCAAGTTTACCCTCGGTCAGGAGGGCTAGGTAATTAAGTTACCCGTATTGTAACATACAACCTCCTGCCGAGTCAATAATTTGGTAGGAGGTTTTTTATATTGAAAGAAGTAAATGTATTTAAAAACAAGACTATGGTTGATACTAGGGATGATTTAAGGATAATTTATTTTTTAATCAAGAAAGATAAGGTTGTATATGTTGGTCAATCAAACGTTGGATTATCTAGGATTTATCAACATGTGGTTGCAAATAAAAAGGATTTTGATTCGTTTAGTTATATTAAAGTTAATAATGATGAAGACTTAGACCTATTAGAAGCTGATTACATTATAAAGTTTGACCCTATTTATAACCTTAAAATACACAGTAATAAATATTATAAATCATTAGATTCAATAAAGAAAATATTAAACATTGGCAAAAATGATTTAAATAAAATTATCAGACACAAAGAAATAAAGCCTGTGTTTTCTGGGGTATATGATATAAGAGATTTTCCTTGTGAGGTTGAATTATGATTAAACAAGGAAGTAAATTATTGTTAGACGAACAGCCATTAGTAGTATTGCCACAATTAGCAAAATTAATAGGGTTAAACGAAGCTATAATTGTTCAGCAAATTCATTATTGGAATGAAATAAATAAAAAAAATAACAATAATTTTAGAGATGGATATCATTGGACTTTTAATTCTTATCAACAATGGATAGAACAATTTCCTTTTTGGTCAGAAAAAACAATTAAAAGAACAATAACCGGATTAGAGAACATTGGAATAATAGTAAGTGGTAATTATAACAAGATGAAAATAGACAGAACAAAATGGTATAGAATTGATGAGAAAATGCTTGAAAAGCTATGTAAAACACCAAAAGGTCAAAATGACCCGATCATAAGGTCAAGTTGTCCCGATCATAAGGTCAAGTTGTCCCCGCCAATACCAGAGACTAATTCAAAGATTAATTCAAAGAATAATATTAATGCGTCATCGCCAACGAATGACGGTTGTGGATATGTGGATAACTTTACGGAGGATGGACAAATAGTATACGACTACTTTATTGGAAAATATTTTCTGACAATGGGAAGTCAACACCCATCTGTTAATCAAAGTACCGTTAACAGCATTAACAAAATAATGGAAGATGAATATATAACCGATCCAGAATTTGATAATGAACTATCAATTGATATTAATGCAATGATAGATATGATTGATTGGTATTTTGATAGTAATAATCCTTTGTACGGTGACAGAAGAATATACCACTTTCTAAGTCCAATGATATTGAAGAATCTGTATAATAAAGTTGCACGTTGACAACAACAATCCAACAATATAAAGGGGTACTAAAAAAGGGTTCTATGATTAAGACGCACCATTCTTGCGTAATATTATTACTAATAAGGAGAGTTGTACCATGAAAAAATATTACGGACTAAGCCAATCAGCAAAACAGAAGGCGTTAGATTTTATTGATTTGTTACAAGAAAAATTTCCAAGAACATTTCCGAAAAAACCAGACTCAAAAGTACCATTGATGATTGGAATTCATGAACAATTATTGCTAATTAAAGACGAATTAGGCGTTGAAGAAAAGACAATTATAAATGCTATGAAGTTATGGTGTAAAGGTGCTAGATATTATACTGTTTTATCTGTTGCGGGTGTTCCAAGGTTAAATTTAAATGGGGAACAGGTAGGTTTAGTTACAGAAAAATAAACGATTGGACATAGATTAAAATATTCACTACCAATAATTGATAGAAAAATAGAAGATTTATATTTATCCGTTAGAGCCTACAATCTTTTGAAGCGTGAAGGGATTAAATTTGAGTCAGACATTAAAAATAGAATTGACTCTCTTGGTGGTATTATGGGCATGGGAAAGAAAAGTCTAGAAGAAATAAAATCAGCATTAAAATAACTTTCTCCTGCTCACCCCGAGCAGGATTTTTTTTATTTCTGTCCAATATAACAACAACGACAACAATTAAAAAAGGATGATATTATGAAATCATTACCTAAAATCGCTGCCGAATTGTCAGTACCTATAGCAACGCTCAGATATCGCCTACAAGCGTTCAATGAGTTTATTACATACTCTGTTAACGGAAAGAACGGAAAAGAGTACAGTGAGGATGTAGAGTGCATTATAAAGGAAATCAATTCGTACTGTGACCAGAAGAAATCTACAGAAGAGATAATATCATTATTAGCAACAAAATATGCCCGTGATATAGAAATTATAGAGGACACAACAGAAACAACAACAATACAACAACATGATTCTACTGAACTAATAAGATTGAATAACAACTTAGAAAAGATGATTGAACGACTTGATCGGCAACAAGAACTTCAACAACAGATTAATGAGATGAGACTGGCAATATCAGAAATAAGTAGAGTTGGCAGGCATAAGAAGAACTGGTTTAGCTGGTTGTGGGGATAGTTGTCCCCCTTTATTTTTTACTTGACCGTCATGACTGGGTCATGATACAATACAAATAAGGGGTGATACTATGGAAGAAAAAGATACGGACATTGTCCCTATCCAAATTAAGTTAGAACGTAGATTAAGGAAAAAATTTAAGGACAAATGTAAGGACAAAGATATTCATTATGCTCAATGGGTTAGGGGTAAAATTAAAGAATATGTGGAGGATGATAAACAATGAATCCTCATAATAGCGTAACTACTGCAATTAGGAATGGAGAATTAATTAAACATAACGAATGTTTTAGATGTGGATTAGAAACAGATAAATTAGAAGCACACCACAACGACTACAATAAACCATTAGAAGTTGAATGGTTATGCAAGAACAAAGCGATAATAAAAGAAGTAATATAAATATAACTTACAAAGGAGAAACCGAAAATTTAAAACAATGGTCAAAAAAACTTGGGGTAAATTATAATAGTTTATATGCTAGGATATTTAAATATAAATGGGATATTCAAAAAACATTTACCGTTAATAATTAAATATAAATTTTTAAGGGAGGATGAAAAATAATGGAAAGATCGTATATTACATACACAGTAGCCGAATTGATTGAAAATAACCTATTCGAAAAAGCTTGTATAATTAAAAACATTAATTCTGATGGTATGAAAGAAGCAATGCCAAACGACATATTAGATTTTACACAAGAAGAATATTTAAAACTTACAGAAGGGTTTAGGAATACTGATTTTGAAAATGCGTAACAATGAGACAGATTAACAATTGAGAAGGGGATGGGGAGTAGATGAAAGACAGTTTAATTGTTTGCTTTGAAAAAGGTTTAACGCTATTATTTTCAGACAGTGATAATGTTAACGGTTTACAAACTTGGTTTCAATTTAATAACGAATCTAAAACTATTAATATTGTAGAAAATGATAACGAATATATCATAAATAGAGAAAAAATATGTTATATGGTATTGTGTGCACGATAACCAGGCAATCCAAACATAAAACGGAAAGGGATGAAAAGTAGATGAAGATGAATTTTTTTGAGTGTGAAATATATATGTTTGGTACCACTCATACAATAATTGTACAAACTGAACATACGTTAAAAGAAATCAAGAGTGATCGGAATTTACACGAAAAATTAGTTAAAGATGCAATGTTAAAAGGAAAGATACATGTCCAGTCTTACATAGAACAAATTGATTAAATATGATGAATGAGGGGGAGGCAGAGAGATGAACAATCCAGAGGCATACATTGACCATTTAGAGAAGCGAATGGAGGCATATGCAAAAGAAAATACCAAACTAAAAGCAGAGTTGCAGACGATACGGAAACGGCTGAAAGAGATTGAATGGGTAGAAAAATATGATACCAATTTTGTTATATTAACATTCTGCCCTGCTTGTGGCGTAGATAAACGGCATTATGATTTTGAGACTAAAACATGGTTAGATAACCAACACGAAGAAGGATGTTGGCTTAAAGCTGAGATTGATAAATTGGAGGATGTAGAGTAGATGGATGCTAAAATAATAGCTAAACTGTTAAAAACATTGCCAACATGCGAACATAATATAGAATTAACTCGACCAGAAAACGAAAACGTACATTTAAATTATGGATGGGCAAATTCGATTGCAGACTACATAGAACAGCAAGACAAGAGAATAAAGGAATTAGAAAAATATGCTGAGTTGGGGCGGTTGGCGGTAGAAGGTGCGGACGAATGCCATTGCAAATTCGAACGCAACGTAAAAACAGGTGAATGTGATAATTGTTGTTTTGAATCATTCTGCCAACTACGCGCCGAATTACTGACTGAGGAGGAAAATAAGAATGCGTGAGATAAAGTTTCGTGTATTTGATAATGATTTGAAAAATTTGCCCGGGATGTGTATGCATGTTTGCGGTGAGGACGAGCACGATTCAATTGTTTTTTTTGACAATATAGTGACTTATTACAACCTACAAAATGGATGCGGAAGTTTAAAGGATGATGATGGTAATAGTACATATGTATTAATGCAATACACAGGCTTAAAAGATAAAAACGGTGTGGGGATTTATGAGGGCGATATAGTTAAACTATGGATGTTTGATTATGATGTTTGCCCCGATAATCCTCCAGCAACATATAGGGGTAACTATGAAGTTTATTTTGATAAAAACGAAAGTATGTACACTGTTAGAAATAGCAATGAAGATTTTTCGCCCAATCAAATAGGATGTTTTAAGTTGGAAGTAATCGGAAACATCCACCAAAATTCAGAATTACTGGATGAGGGGAAGGAGCATGATTAAAAAAGCATGGATAGTAACTGATAATAGTGAAGAGTTTGATGTTGTTGTTTTTGAAGAAACCAGAGGACAAGCAAAGCAAACAGGAATTATTGACTTGGAAAATTCATGTGGTGTTACTGATAACTTTATTGGTATTAAGGCGAGACGCGCCAAAAAATATGATATTTATACTGATAAAGGTGAAGTCCCTACAGATGTATTGATTAGTGATGGATGGCATCTTACTTGTCATGGTGAAAACTGCGGAATGACAATTAGTAGTAGCTTGATAGAAAATTGCGGTGCTGGCGTAATTAATGGTCATCCTTATTGTGGTAAATGCATTGATAAAAGTGGAGGTGTGACTCATGCAAGATAGGATTAAAGAGATAAGGTATAGGGCGGAGAAGGCTACTCCTGCGCCGTGGGATATTGGTGATGGTGGTGAATTGTCGCTCTATGGAGGAGAAAACAGCGTAGTCAAGAAAGGTGGGAGAGTTATTGTAAGTCGTGCTATATATGGTAGTGATTTTGATAAGCAAACCTATATTGATGTTGATTTTATCGCCAACTCACCAGCAGACATTAACTACCTACTGGCAGCACTCGAAGAGGCACAGGATACAAATGAAAAACTAAAGAAGGATTTTAATAAAGAAGCGGAGTCGTATATTAAAAAAATATGGGAATTAGAGTCAAGAGAGCGAGTTTTGCGGGAGGCGTTGGAATTCCATGCTATCAAGGATAACTATCAAGAACAATTAGTATCTAATGAGGATGATGGTTGGGATATATATCGTAAACCAACTATTGTTTTAGATAATGGCAAAATTGCCAGGGAAGCACTTGGGCAGGAGGGGAAATAGATGGATGAATTAAAAGAGATAAGGGATAGAAACAATAATGCTTTTTATCGTGATGATGAAGAAATAGACTATCTACTGGATGCACTCGAAGAGGCGCAAACTAAAATAAAAGAGTTAGAATTAAAAGTTAACTGGCAATATGATGCTGAATCAAATTTGCATTACTGCCCTGTGTGTAATCTTACTAGAAATAAAAGTATTGTTGTTCAGGTTCAAGAAGGATTAGACAGGGAGCGAGTTTTGCGGGAGGCGTTACAAGAATTCTGCACTAGAGTTGAAAAAGGAGAGATTCGCAGTAGAAAAACCTATAGCCAATTTATGCAAATATTAAGAGGAGATAAGTCTGAATGTATTGCTAGAGAAGCACTTGGGCAGGAGGGGAAATAGATGATAGATGAAAGATTGGACAAGTTAGAAAAAGAATCATTAGACTTTTTTTGGGGATCAACAGATTTAGCCATATTCGAATTAATCGCAGAACTACGCGCAGAACTTAGTCATTCTAGATTAGGAGAACATAAAAGGTATATTACAGAGTTAGAAATAAGCTTAAAAGAAGAACGGAAGAAGGTTGCTGAGTTACAAGAAATTATTGATTCATATTCTGAATACGGATACTAAAGGGTGGTTAAATGACCACCCTTTCTTTTTGGGGGCTCACCAGCAAAACGCGCAAAACGTACGTTAAGGATTAATCTCTTCTTAACGTGCTATAATTTCCGAATTCTATCGTGACCCCTAATAGGACAATTGTCTAATTATTCGCAATTAAGCAGGAATATGTTTACATTACGACTAAATAGTCAGTATATGTTACGTATCGGAGGGTGATTCTATTGCAGGTTTAATTTTTATGCCCGTTTTTAAAGGGGTTTTTATTTTTGCCTTTAATCGTTGTTGCAAATGTGATATAATAAACCAAACATATGTTCGATAAAAATACATAAGGGGATGCAAAATGGTAGATATTAGTTATGAGATAGTTGATTTCAAGGGCGAAGTGGAATGGGTGGAACTTGATAATGAAAGTTATGCGGTTGACCTGCTATATGTAGACGAATTTTTAAATTCGTTTGGATGTTGACATTTACAATTTGAATAATATTAGTTATAATGGGCATATAAATAAATAACCGCTCCTGTTACTAGCAGGAACGGTCATAAGTGAATACTAGAGGTTTTTGGCTACTTCATGGATGATCTTGTAAATAACCCACAAAGCAACACTTGAAACTGTTAGTCTGAAGCGGTTGGTTTCAAAGTGCAATTGCGTTCACCTCCTGTATTCAGTTTGAGAGAGATCATACCTCTCCCAAACGCTATTATAGCAGAAGCCGTTAGATAATTCTAACGGCTTTTTGTTTTGTATATAATGATAACAAAGATGAAGACCAGCTAAACTGCTGGTCTTTTTTATTTTTTAGTATATAAATCTATTAGTTTTTCTAATGTTTCTGGAGAAATCCCGCTTTTTCTTGCCTTTTCACTTAAAAGTATATACGGATCACCGCTAGGATTAAAATTAGTTTCTTTGATTTTACCGTCTGCATCTCTAACATCTTCCGCAAAGTATGTTTTTGCTAGTAACGATTCTGTTGTGACATTGAAATAATCAGATATTTTTTTCAATGTATTAGCGCGAGGGATGGAACCATTCTTCCAATACGTTGCATTTGAACAGCTTAAGCCAATATCTGAAATAAGTTTAGTTATTGAGATCCCTTTGTTTTGGCATAATTTTTCTACTTGCTTAAAAAACATAAATATCATCCTTTTATTTTTATATAAACTGAATAAAACTCATTGACAAACTGAAGGCAACCGAATATAATACAAGTATACCAAGTTAAAGGGTATAAGAAATACGCACTCCTGCGAAATATTTTTTCACGGAGTAGAAAGGTTCGGTATACACGTTATTATTATTCCATCAACAAGAAAGATAATATCACGTAACCGAACTAAACACAACTATTTTCATAAAAAATTATGAAAAAGGAGGATTAAAATGGAAAAATATTTTACTTGTGATGATGTTGCATCAAAATATGGAGTAAAAAAAATTACTGTATGGTCTTGGATTAGGGAAAAGAAACTTAACGCCATTCAGACAGGTAGAAATTATTGTATTCGCCCAGAAGATTTGAAAGAGTTTGAAAATAATAGAACAACAATTAAAAAGGAAGTGTAAAAATGAGTAATTTATCAACAATCAAAAATACAAGATGCTTTATTGATGACAATGGAACGGCACAACTTAATTTAGAAGATGTTGCTAGAGGATTAGGATTTACTGAAATAGCGGGGAGCGGTAACGAAACAGTTAGATGGAGAACAATCAAAGGATATTTAGAAGGGTTTGGATTCATCGCAACAAGTTGCGATACGTATTCTCCACAAGTGGGGAAAGAAACATTCATCCCAGAAAACATCTTCTACCGTCTAGCTATGAAAGCCAAAAATGAAACGGCTGAAAAGTTCCAAGCAATTGTAGCTGATGAAATTCTTCCAGCAATCAGAAAAACAGGTACATATTCAGCATCTCCGCAAATACCACAAACATTACCAGAAGCCCTAAGAGCCTACGCAAATGAAGTTGAAAATCACATCAAGGCAAAGGCGCTGATTGAAGAAAATAAACCATTAGTATTATTCGCTAATTCTGTTGCTGGTAGTGATAATTTAAGCTCTGTAAATCAATTATCTAAAATACTGAATCAAAATGGTGTTGATATAGGAGAAAAACGGTTATTTGTATGGCTGCGTGAACATGGTTACTTGTGTAAATGTGGTGATGATTATAACCTACCAACTCAAAGATCAATGGACTTAAACATAATGGAGATTAAAAAATCATCAATCATTACAGGCAAAGGCGACACATTAGTAACTCGCACGACAAAAATTACAGGTAAAGGGTGTATCTACTTCGTTAATAAATTCCTAAACGTTGGGAAATTGGAGGTTGTCTAGTGGGAGTAATTCAAACTCCAACATACAAAACATGGGCAGGGATGATTCAACGTTGTACAAATAAAAATAGAAAAAATTATAAGTATTATGGCGGTAGAGGAATAAATGTTTGTGATAAATGGCTAACATTCGAAGGGTTTTATGATGATATGAATGATAGACCAGAAGGGATGACAATTGATCGCATAGATAATAACGGTAATTATTGCAAAGAAAATTGCAAATGGTCTACAAATACTGATCAACACAACAATACAAGAAGCAATATAAATATAACATATAATGGTAAAACACAAACTATAACACAGTGGTCAAATGAATTAGGTATCAACATTAATACACTAAGATATAGGTTATTTTATAGTAAATGGAGCATGGAGAAATCATTTACAACTATATTTAAGGAGGGTTAACGTGTGCGATGAAAATGAAAACAAGTATTGCACAGATAAATGTATGGACTGTCATAAAAGCAATACATGCAAGGAACCTAAAGATTCGGAATATGTTGAGTGGCGATTATTTAGGACCGGGGAAAAGGAGGAAACAAAATGTTAACTACTCACAGAGTATCAAGCATAGTGCAACGTCAACGTTTTAACATACAAGTCCTTCAAACAGTACTAATGTCACTAGGATATGTAGGTTTAATGATGTTAATACTAGCGTTTATTCCAATAGTAATTGCAATGCCTGGGAAATGGTAATAAAAAAAGCACTCTTTACGAGAGAGTGCCCTTACGAAATCAGATGAGGTGATTATACAATGTTGCCAGATATAAGTCAATATTATGGATCAAGCAACGAAGACAACAACAATCAGCCAACAGAGTTTTTGCGCTATGGATATAGACCAAAACGGACTGATGAGGTTGAAATTGTAGAAATTGCGAGATGCGAATTATGCGGTTCGATTATGACCGAAACAGAAGAAGTTGTTACTGATGGATTTGGAACTACATTTTGTGGCGAGCCTCACATGATCGAATATGACAAAATGGTGGAGGATGGGGAGTTATGAATACATATGTATACTGCGTACATTTTATTAAGCCAAATATAAAAACATATATTCCTGCTGTACTGGGTGAAATAGCAGTAACAAAAGCAGAAAAGTTATTTATGGGAATTGATCTTGGGAATAAAGTAAATGTCTGGAGAGTGGAATAAATGCCAAAGTTATATGAACTTACTGATAACTATAATCAAGTATGGGACATGCTCAATAGCGACGATACAAATTTACAAATGGTTGAAGATACCTTGCAGTCTATAGAAGCTAATATCGAATTGAAGGCTGAGAACAGCGTGTATTTAGTTAAAAATCTCGAAGCCTATAGCGATGGTATAGAAAACGAAATAATACGCTTAAAAGGAAAGTTAGAGGCAGTAGATAAAAAAATAGATTCAATTAAAAATTATATGTTTGGACAGTTAGAAATTGCCGGATTGAGTGAAGTTAAAACAAGTATTGCGACAATCAAACAACAAATTAATCCACCTGCCGTATGCGTAGAAAATGAAAAACTAGTACCAATCAAATATTTAACCATGGTGCCTGCAAGTTTTATTGTACGTAAATCCGACATTGCAAGGGATTTGAAAGCTGGCGTTGAAGTTGCTGGTTGCAAATTAACGCAGACACAAAGGTGGAAAATATCATGACAACTATGAAACATTATAACAATTTAAAAACCGTACCGAGAGACGCTCTTAAAGAAATATCATTTGGGAAACTAAAAGGAAAATCAGACATAAACCCACAGTACAGATATGAGGCGATGACACAAGAATTTGGGATGTGTGGTATTGGTTGGAGATACGAAATCGTTAAAACGTGGACACAAGAAGCTAACAACAACCAATTAATGTTATTTGTAGAAATAAACTTATACATTAAAGATGGTGAAAATTGGAGTTATCCAATACCTGCAATTGGTGGAGATTTCGTGTTGGAATCTGACAAGAATGGTCTACATGGCAATGATGAGGCTTATAAGATGGCTATAACTGATGCATTAGGATATGCAATGAAATATTTAGGAGTTGCTGCTGATGTCTACAGAGGTTTGGCAAACGACAGTAAGTATGGAAGAGAAAAACAACAACCTCAACAATTGACTCCTAAACCAACTAACAATCAAATCAATACAAACATACCAACAGCGCAACAAAAATCCAACACAACGCAACCAACGAAGTCACAGGAGCAATCTGATAAAGTAACAGAGGGTCAAGCCAAATCGCTATATATAAAATGTACAAAAGAAGGATTAACGCAAGATGATGTCCACCAATTAATGAAGTGGAGATTTGGCGCTGAATCTGCTAAAGATTTAACGGTATCCCAATTTGTCATTATCGCGAACAATACCAGTAAATTATGGGCTGAATATGTAGCAGATCAAAGTAAAAAGGATGGTATTTAATATGAATAAAGTAATAATTGTCGGTCGTTTGACGCGTGATCCAGAAGTTAGATATACACAAGCAGGGAAAGCAGTTGCCTCTTTTAGCGTTGCAGTAGATAGCGGGTTTGGTGAGAATAAGAAAGCTGATTTTATTCCAGTTGTAGTCTGGGAAAAACTCGCGGAGATTTGCGGGAACAATCTTAGCAAAGGGCGCAGGGTGCTGGTAGAGGGCAGATTACAAATTAAAGACTACGAGAAGGATGGACAGAAGCGCAGACAGGCTGATGTAGTAGCGCAGAATGTTGAGTTTCTTGACGGTAAGAAAGAACAAGGTAGACAGGAAATGGGAACTCACATGGCTGGTGGATATGATGTTAGTTCATTTGGCACAGAAGTCTTACCCGAAGAGGAAATTCTTTTTTAATGTAATATTGGGGGTTAACTCCCCCTTCTATTTTGAATAGTATGCGCGGATTATTAAAATTTATGCGAGGTGAGATACTTGGCATCTAAACATCAACAATATTGCGGAACCTGCAAAAACATTGACCGAGAAGCATATCGAGGTGCGAAAGTGGCGGTGTGCTATAGAATTACTGACGGTAAGGTAGCCAGAACAGTTACAGACAAGACAGTGGCGTGTGGTAATTACAAGGCGGTGAAATGATTGGCGGAAATTAAATGGATAAAAATAACCACGGATGTGTTCGATGACGAAAAGATTGATTTTATCAGTAGTTTACCAGAAGGTGATTCTCTAATTGTAGTATGGGTTAGGTTGCTTACAATGGCTGGTAAAAATAATGCTGGTGGCTTCATCTTTCTGACTGAGAACATTCCATACAGTGAAGATATGCTATCTCATAAATTTAAAAAGCCATTGAATGTAATAAAGTTAGCCCTCAAAACATTCAAAGAACTTAACATGATTGAGTTTGATGAATGTGGAAGATTGATTATAGCTAATTGGGAAAAACACCAAAATGTTGATGCTCTTGAAAAAATAAGGGAGAAAACAAGGGTGAGAGTAGCTAAATATCGTGAGTCGAAATTGTTACAATGTAACGTTACAGTAACAGACGATGTAACGCCAAGTAACGCACTAGATAAAGATATAGATAAAGATAAAGAGAAAGAACTTTCTAGTCATAAATTGAAATTTACTGACGAGCATATAAAACTAGCTAACTATCTCAAGGAATTAATCTTATTGAATAATACAGATGCAAGAGTTCCTGTCAATATTAATAAGTGGGCAAATGATATACGGCTAATGTGCGAAATTGATAAACGTTATCCTGACAATATTGAAATAATTATTGAATGGTGTCAAAAAGATAGTTTTTGGAAAACAAATATTTTAAGCACAGACAAACTTCGCAAACAATTTGACCAATTAACTTTAAAAATGAAACAAGCAGACCAGCAGATTAAACTATTTAATAGCAAACAACCCATAAGGGAGGAATACCCCGAACTATGATTGACTTGAATATGGAATCTCAAACTATAGCAGGAATGCTGAATAATCAAGAATGTCTAGATATTGGAGTTGCTGATTTAAAAGAAGAATGGATATTTGACTCTTTCTATCGGCAAGTGTTTAAAACTATTAAGGGGATGTATTTAGACAGTAAGCCAGTAACGGCAAGTAGCGTTTATAAAGAAATGGGAGAGATTACGAAACAACGTGGTACAAGTTGGCTACTACTGAAAGAAGCTTTCTTTAGGAAATCAGATTTAGAATATAATATCCAAAAATTAAATGAGTTATACAAAACTAGAGAACTTGTTAAACTGTCTGAAAACATCATTCGTAGGGCTGATCAAAAAGAAAATGTTAGCGAACTACTAAAAGATATGGAGAATAGCCTTTATTCTCTCACAGTTAGCGCAGGACAAGAGAAAATAATTAGTCCTAAAGAATGTGCTAATCGGATGTTAAACACACTAGAAAAGCGAATGGAGAAAAAACAAGATAAGGCAATCAGTACCTCTTATGAAATGTTGAATTATGCAATTAACGGCGGTTTTAGACCGGAGCAAGGTCAGTTAGTGATAATTGCCGCTAAGACAGGCAAGGGGAAAACTGCTTATGCTATGAACTTGATGAGGGATATAGCAGTAGTGCAAAAACAAGAATCATTATATATAAACACTGAAATGTCAGATGAGCAAATGGATTGCAGATGGATGACGATAGCAACTCCTGATATTGATATTACACATAGTAAAATTGCAACAGGTGAATTAACGGATGCAGAACAAACAAAAGTAATGGGTTCGATGGAAAAAATATATCAATCTGGGTTTAACTGCATTAATGTGCCTGACCTTAATATGACGAAATTAATATCTATTGCTAAACGGTTTAAATCCCAAAATAAAATGAAGGTTATGGTTGTTGACTACATAGGACGAATGGATACAACAGATGCAAAAATGCCTGAACATTTAGTATTAAAGAACATAGCTAAAAAAATGAAAACTCTTGCACAGGAATTGAAAATAACAATTATAATGCTGGCACAATTAAACGATGACGAAAAGTTAGAGGGTGCTAAAGCAATGAAAAATGAAACTGATTTATTCGCATACTTGAGAGAGGCGCAAGGCAATGAACTACTAGATATTGCGCCATATAATTACTTTTTAATAATTGATAAAAATAGAGATGGTAAAAGCATGAAATTAAGATTAAAGTTCGTTGGTGACAAATTAACATTTGTTGGTGAGAAATATTCAGAAGTAGTAGCGAGGAGGAATTAAAGTGGACTGGCTAACTGACAATAAGAACCGTAGAGAGTTAGAGAAATTACAAGAAAAGCGTGCAACATTGATTATTGACGTAACCATAAATAATAAATACAGAAATACATACAAAGGCAAATTAAACAGAATTAATCAGGAAATTGAAACACTTTACAATGCAGGGGTGTAACATGGGACAACCTTTAAAGAAAAAGAAACAAACATCATATTTAAATAGTGAGTTTTTCCGTGATGGCGGATATAAACCAACAGGAAGGCAATTTCCAGAACGTTATTATTCAGAATGTAAGACGATAGCAACAGACAAGGAGATGGCAGAAAACTTATTAGTTAGAGATGCAAGTAAAATATATCCAATCAGGTGCAAGTTATCAGAAAGACCAAGCGTATTTTCTCTTAAAAAATCAATATTGGGGAGCCAAAATATGAGGATACAAGAAGTTAATTGGATAATGAATTTCTAAGGAGGTAAATCATGCTTGATTGTGTAGTATTTGCAATTCTGGTCACAATCATAGTGTTCCTTGTGTTGATAATAGTCGTTATGAACGCCATAGAGGTGGCTCTAAGACGAGAAATGGATCGAAGGTATACTGACATATGCAAAAGGATTTCCGAAGCGGGAAACGGGAAGAGAGGGGCGGTAAAAGAATGGAAGATATGAAAATTGCAGACTTTAATTTAGAGAAATCTAAAGAGATAGCTAATAAGTTTTCAGATGAGTATGGAAATCCTTACGTGGTGCTGAAAAATAATGGGTATCAAGTATGGTCGAAGTTTATGGCTGATAAATGCGGGCGTGACTATATTTGGAGTACGGAGGATGAAGACAATGTTTAAAGGGTTTGTATTTATCGTAAAAAGAAAAAAGATTTTACATTGCGGGTTCAAGGTAAGAATGGGAGACGGTATTAAAATAATTAGCGTTTGCAATAAAATTTGGCATATAGATGATGAAACTTATGAAGATATGGCGGAACGAGTTACCTGTAAGCGTTGTTTGAAAATATTAGAAAAAGCTGATGAAAACGGAAAAATTAATTTGTGAGGTGTAAGATAATGGATAAATTAGATTTAGTAAAATTCTTACTAGCAGAAATAGATAAAGAGCAACATCCTAGTAAGGCAAGAATAAAAAGCAATATTTCAAAATGCAGACAATTGCTATTAGAGATAAGTAAGGAGGTTGCTCAACAAAATGCCTAGAGATGGAAATATATTACTAGATAAAATGAAACGCGAAGAAACCGAAGAAAGATTATCAAGCCTGACAGGCATAGAATTGATAATGCTACAAAATATGATAGTCCAATACATAGAAAAATCGGAAAGCATTGTTACAAAGTCTCGTTGGAATGAAATATTGTACAAGGTAGGTGGTGAATAGATGATATTGGCAATAGATCCTGGGAATGTTGAAAGTGCGTACGTAGTACTTGACCATGAATTAAGACCAATAGAGTTTGGTAAATGGAAAAATGAATTGCTTAATGAAAGTATGTTAGATATTGTTTATAGCCATAGAGTAAAGCATGTAGTGATTGAATGTATCGCAAGTTACGGAATGGCAGTGGGACAAACTGTATTTGACACTTGTATATGGATAGGAAGATTCACGGAAACGGCATATAGTCATATAAACATTAAAAAAGTTACCTACATATACCGCAAGGATGAAAAGATTAATCTATGCGGCAGTATGAAGGCTAAGGACGGAAATATAAGACAAGCATTAATAGATCGGTTTGGTGTGGTAGGGACAAAGAAATCGCCAGGGTGGTTTCATGGAGTAAGTAAAGATGTGTGGAGCGCAATCGCCGTTGGAATAACATATCACGACATGTATTTAAATAAAGAGGTGGTGTGATAATGGATATTAAAAGAGCAATATTTTTACTGGACAATAGTAATTTGACAGACGAAAGTTTTAGAGATATTAAAGGGTTGTTGACGGAATTGGGACAGCGCAGAGAATCGGATCTCAGACCGGCAAATAAGTTTTTAAGGAATAGTAAACTTGGACAATTTGCACATATGGCGAACGAATTAATAGAAATCAACGATGAGTTATTTAATAATAGTAATATTGATATAGAAAAAGTAACAGAAGAGATTGTAGACTTACAAATGTCGTGCGAAACAATGCTTGCAATTTTTGGATTAGACGAACAACAGCGAATGTCGGCAAGGCGTAAGGTGGTCGAGAAAAATGAAAAAAGAGGATATTATGAGGACGGTGGTAAGTAATGGCTAAATGCGACAGTTGTAGTCTACTTAATAAGAGAGTTAATGGCAGGAACATAATGTGTAAGGATCGCGGTATGGCGCATCAGCGGAGAGAAATTTGTAATAAGTATAAATGTAAGGATAAGACTTGGGATGAATTGTCGTGGTGTGACTAGTGGTTAAATTTATAGGTTACGTTGTTTTTTTTATATCTCTAACGGTGATAATCGGAATTAGCAAGTAACTAATAGAAAGGGTGTGTGAAGTGTGAAGGCTAAAAGATTAGTTATGATCTCTAAATATGGCAATGATTTTAATAAAAAATATAAAAGAAATTATAACAATGCAGTTAAAACAAAAAGAAGTATACAAAAAGATAGAGCATATGAATTAACATTTGATTATTACTGTAGAGAGATGATTGATTTTTGGGACGCATTATAAGCATCCCCAGCAAGTAATTATTTAATACATAGGAGGTAACTATGGGACAATCTTATGATGGTATGGTTCATGAAAGCATTATCCATATAAAAGACAAGCAAGGAACAATAACTAAATCATTAACGTTGCAAGTTGATGTTAATTTATTAAAAGCAAAAATGTTTCCACAAGAGTTTATGGAAAAAGAAACAGAAAAAATACTGCAAAAAGAAACAGAAGTTATATTTCAAGAAGGTAATGAACATAAGTATAACTTTAAATTTAATAATGACAATACATTTAAAATAGGTGTAGTTTCAATGCTTGTGTCTATAAGTAAAGGTGAGAAACCTATAATACCTATGATTGTAAGTGATTACATAATCGAAGATCACGGATTTATCAAAACAGTATAATAGGAGGTAGCTATGTTCAGTTGGTTTAAAAGACCTATAAAAAATATTATTAATATTGGAGATAAGGTGCTATTCAACGAAATGACGACAAGAGATTGCAACAATATGTCGTACGATAATTTATATAAAGGCGTAGTTATTAGTAAAAAGAGTGGTAGATATGCAATTAAACGCGATAATGGAAGCATGGTCATGAAAAACAGTTATGATGTATTCAAGGATAATGAATAAGGAGGTAGTGTATGACTAAATTATATACTGATAACGAGGTCGAAATTATCCTCAGATCTTATCCACGCTTAAAGTCACAGGCAAGCATAGAAGAAGAACAACTATTCGGATTATTTCCGTCAATGACGGCTAGTTATGAAGGTATGCCCCACGGATCAGGCATTAGCAACCAAACTGCGAATCTGGGTGTTAAACGTGCGAGCATACCGCAAACTAGTAGGCAAGTTAGAGCCATAGAGTTAGCATATAATGCATTGACAAGTGAATGCAAGGAATTAGTTGATTTGTTTTATTACCAACGATTAAAAAAATATGAAGTGCAAAGTAAAATGTCGATTAGTGATGAGCAATTTAGGTTTAGAAAGAGAGATTCGCTCAATTCTATTAATGAAATACTGTCAACAACAAAACAACAACAAAACAACAGTATTTTAACAAATGTTGGCTAAATAAAGGGTTATACTAATATCGTAGAGAGTGTTCCCCACTCAAATGCATTGTTTAATAAAACCTTGCGGTGTATAGGAAAACCGTTTACGAGGGAAACCTCGGAATATTATGGCAGGCTCTTAGTGAGTCTGCTTTTCTTTATATAAAAAAAGAACCGCCACTTAAGGCGATTCCGTATATGCTATATTATTTTATTTGTCGTAATTGCACATCATTGAAATTTACTCTTAGCGTTAACCTTTCAAGATTATTTTCTATGGTCTGCAATTGACTGTTTTATTTCAGCCTGTCCTTCTAGTATTTGTTTTAATAATTCTTCCACGTTCATTCCCCCTGTTGATTTATTATAGTATTATTTAATTTAATATCTTTAGTCAGCAAAGTTAAATACCTTCTCGTCTCGTGTGATGGGTCAGTACCATTTTCAGCGCACCATATTTCAAACTTTTCTTTCAGTTCTGGTGATATGCGGATGTTTAGGCGTGTTTCTTTTTGCGTTATGGGATTATTATTACAATCTTTATTATAGTTGACTAATGAGCATGTCGAACAGTTTTCGTTATTTTGGGTGCAGTATAGTTTCATATTAAAATACTTCCTCTTGATTAACTGCAAAACTTTCTGTATTTTCTTTTGCTTTTTTAATTCTAACTTCTGATTCTTTAGTATCTTGATTTTTTATTTCTTCCCATGCTTCAATTGTAAATAATTGTTCAAATTCATTTTTCATTTTAAACGCTCCTTTTGGTTAGTTGCTATTTTGCAACTGCAACCTTGATTAATCTTATTGTACACCCATTGGGATGACGTGTCAAGAGTTTATTTAATATATTTTAAATTTGTTTTTAAATGCTGAAAACAGGCAATTACTGCGCGCTAACTGATGTATTTCAGAGTAGTTGTTTGTTTTGGGTGTTTAATAATTAATAGATAGGATGATTGTTATAGAGTTTATTATTTGTATGTGTTTAATAGTAGGGTTAAATTGGTTGGCTTATAAATGGGGATAGGATAGTATAGACAAGGTAAATTAAAACGCTTATACGCGAAGTATGGACGTTGTATTTGATTATAATAATATGAAATGAGGTGATTATATGGATAAGAGTACCAAAAGACCTGATATGATAGGTAATAAGTTTGGAGTAGGGAATAAAGGTGGAAGACCTAGGAAATTTCAAGATCCTGCTGCTTTCGATAGAATGGTTGATGAGTTCTTTAATATGTGCGAAGAAACAGGGAAGAAGCCTACAATTGAACATTTAGCTGTTTATATGGGTACTAATGATGAGACGTTACATGATTACTCTGAAATAAAGGAGTATTCTGGATCTTATAAGAAAGCAAAAGAGAGATGCTTGAACTGGCTCATATCAAATGGTCTAGAAGCACGTAACCCTGCAATGCACATATTCCTAGCAAAGAATAACTACGGCTATAAAGATAAACATGAAATTGATAATAATCTATCCGGAGGCGTTACTATCAAATGGGAAGAATAGTTGATAAATATACAGCAATCATGTATAAACATATCAAATATAGCTGAATATGATGGATAATTTACATAGTTCGTACGTGTAAACCTGCAAAGGTGCGCAAATGCTCGATTGTCTAGTTTACAGAAGAAAGGTTATCGGACTCAAACATGTGTTTGGTTATGAATATTACGGTGTGGATAGCGACACACACTATGACTTATGGTCATCAATGATGGGTTGATAGATGGTTGCCTTGGTAGACTACTATTCCTGTCAGCATTCATAATAAACAAGGGGTGGTGGTGGGGGCATACCCCAAACTTTTGTGTCGTGTCATGTCATGGTACCAACACACAAATTTTTTAACAAAAAAGCGACTCAATCCATAATCATTATTAATTACAATATCTATCCTAAAATTTAATTTTTTATTATAAAAAGCGATGTTGATAATATGGCAATAAACCATATTTGTGAAGAATTAAAACTTCTTATTAAATCAGGAGATATAGAAGAGATTATAAAACATAGTGATGAATGGCAAGTTTCATTTTTTGGTTGTGAAGGTTATGAATCATTAAGAGTAACGCATTGCCCATATTGTGGAGTAAAATCAACGGATTAAGACTAAGAGGGACAACTTCCCCAAAAAACACCTTTGAATCCTTATGTAGCATGGGTTAGAGGGGTGTCAGTGCGAGTACGCCCGGCGTACTTTCAACCCCCTTATAAGTACGCCCCACGTACTTTCATTTAGCAAAAGAGGTGATTTGTTGAGTAAAACTGGTCGTATTGTTGATGATGATGGTGTTATTATTGGTTCAATTAATGAAGGTGATAAGATTATTCGTAAAGCCAGTATTGAGTATTTACAAGATACCGAGATATGGAAGATTGAGCATTTTTATAAAGGGAATATAAGCGAGATAAGAAAACAACTTGAAGACCTCTCTATATATGAGAAGTCTTTTTTATTTTGCATTGCTACTTATGTTGGTTACGAGGATTGCTGTATTAAACATGATAATGGTGTTTGTTTTGGGTTTGATGATCTTGTTAAACTAACGCGTATGAGTAGGGAAAAGACACTTAATACAATTAATAGTCTTATTAGATCAGATGTTATTTACAAAGGTAAGAATAGCAAAGGATTACAGTATTTCGTTAATCCTTGGTTATTTTGTAAAGGTAATAGAATTAATACAGTATTGAAAACGATGTTTAAAAACTACCGTATAAAGGTTAAAAACGAAATGAAATGGAGCGAATTATAAAATGAAAACAAATAAATATAAAGAAATTGCCCAATTATTATCTAGTCATAAACAAAGGAAAAGAGGCAAAACAACTGCTATCTGTTATGGAGCAAAGGCGATAGATGCTACGGTTATTTGCGACAACAATTATCAATCTAGAATAATTAGTGACAAGTTTAATGTTGCAACGGTAAGAATTAATGATTTGGATAGTTTAAGAGGTAGTAATAAACCATTTTTATTAGAACATTATGTTATTGAAACTCTTCTTAATGAAGCTGGTAATAGAATTATTGAACTAGAAAAGGAAATAGAAGATTTAAAGAAAGATAAAACTGAAAATGTGGCGGAATTACCAAACGGTATAATTATTAGTTTTTCAACATTCTAAGGATGTGTAATAATGGCAACAACAACAGTGCTAACAATCCCCTACAAGCCACGATTCCCCATGACAGACATACATGAGCAACTAGAATCGCACAGGTTCAACGTATTAGTAGCACATAGACGTATGGGTAAGTCAGTAGGAACTATTAATCATGCAATAAAGATGTCCCTTAAAAACAAACTATGGCAACCTAGATATGCTTATATAGCACCCTATAGGAATCAGGCTAAATTGATTATCTGGGATTACCTAAAGAAGTATACAGGCGGCATACCAAAGGTTAAGTTCAATGAGTCTGAGTTGTATGCTGAATTCCTTGATAGAAGGATTTATTTGTTTGGTGCTGACAATCCTGATGCCATTCGTGGTGCTTACTGGGACGGTGTTGTACTTGATGAATACGCGCAGATTAAACCGGAAGTATGGGGCGAGATTATAATGCCTGCTTTGCTTGATAGACAGGGGTGGGCTGTGTTCAGTGGTACTCCAAAAGGACAGAATCACTTCTATGATGCAACACTTACAGCGCAGAAGTTAATGAGTGAGGGAGATCCTAATTGGTGGTGTGGGATATACCGAGCTGATGAAACCGGTGTTATGTCTGATACTGATCTAGAATTGGCAAGGAAAATAACTTCTGAAAATCAATATCGACAAGAGTTCTTATGCGATTTCACCGCTTCTTCTGAAAATATATTAATTACTATTGATCTTGTTACTGATGCTGCTAGAAAAGAAATGAGACCAGAACAAATCTTAGGAGCTCCTAGGGTATTAGGAATTGATGTTGCTAGGTACGGAGGAGATAAATCAGTAATCTTTAGACGACAAGGATTGCAAGCTTTCAACCCTAAGATATTTGATAAAATTGACAACATGACATTTGCTGGGCGTATTGCTAATGAAATACAAGAATTTAAACCTGATGCTGTGTTTATTGACGCTGGTCGTGGCGAGGGTGTTATTGATAGATTAAGACAACTAGGATACAGTGTAACAGAGGTAAACTTTGGTGGTACTGCCTTAAATCATAACCACTACGAGAATAGGCGTTCTGAGATGTGGGATCTTCTAAAACAATGGCTAGAGTCTGGTGGATGTATACCTAACGAATCACAACTTAAAAGCGAGTTGGTAACACCTTCGTATTCTTTAAATAAAAGAGATAAATTTCAGTTAGAGTCAAAAGATGATATTAAGAAAAGGTTAGGAAATTCGCCAGATTTAGCGGATGCCCTAGCCTTAACTTTTGCCATGCCAGTTGCATCTAGTGCAGATGTTGGTAGTTATTCAAACAAACTGCACTTTGCTAATGCGGGATATAACCCCATTCAAAGAAACAATAATTCAAGACATTTTGCCAATTCTTCATACAACCCAATTCAAAGTAAAAGGAGGAGATAACATGTGTGGAATAATCGGAACTTTACTAGGTGGTCTTTTAGGACAAAAATCAACTAATGTATCAACACCTACAATAACAGCACCACCGACATCTGTTGACGTTACAAGCGGAACAGAATCATTAGAAGCTGGTAAATCTGCAAAACAGAAAGCGGCATCGGCTACAGGATATCAATCAACGGTGAAAACATCTTCTAGTGGTGATACCTCAACAGCAACAACTAACAAGAAAGCGCTATTGGGTGGTTAATTATGGATGAAATAAAAAAAACAGAAAACGTAAACAGACAACATAAATGTTTATTCGATGAATTTGAAAAGTGGAAACCTTTATTTATGGACGTAAGGGACTTCATTAACCCTTATATTGGATACTTTGATGGGGAAGAAGTTAACAGTGGATTAAGAAATGATGAAGAAATGCTTCGCACTATGCCAATTAAATACAGTCACGTCTTGGCTGCGGGTCTTCAATGGGGTATTACCTCACCTACAAGACCTTGGGTGAAGTTTGCTTTTAAGAATGCTAAAGTAATGCAAAGTTCGGCTGTTCTTACCTGGTTAAATGATGTTAGTAATACCTGCCTTGACATTTTGTTTAAAGGTGGATTTTATCCTGAGAATCATCAATTTTACTTAGAATTAGGGGTGTTTAATACTGCTGCAATGCTGATCGAAGAAGATGACGAGACGGTTATCAACTGTAGAACATTTACAATAGGTGAGTTTGCTATTGGACTTGATAGTAAAAAACGTCCTAATCAATTTGCAAGAAATATTGAGATGACACCTTTCCAGATTGTAGAAAAATTTGGTATTGATAATGTTCCCGATAATGTTAAGCGTTGTTATGAAGACAAAAATTACAACAAAACGATATGTGTAAAGCATTTAATTTGTCCTAATTCGTACTATGATGAACAAAAAATAGACAACGATTCAATGAAATTTAGTGATTATTACTGGATGGCAGGACAAAAACCTGGTGAGTTTCTTAAAAAAGGTGGATTTAATGAATTCCCTGTAATGGTAGAACGATATCAGACAAAGGGTGCTGATGTTTATGGAACTGGTCCTGGTATATGGTCCCTAGGTGATGCAAAACAAATACAGTTGATGTGGCGTGATATATGTACAGCAGCAGAATTAAGTGTTAAACCTGCTATACAAGCACCATCCGACATTATGAAAAATGGTGGAATTAATATGTTGCCTGCGGGGGCTAACTACTATAATCCTACTGGCGGTTCTGATGGTAAAATAACTACCGTATTTCAGCCTACGTTAGATATGCGTGCTGCTTCCGAAATTCAAACAGCTATTGAAGAATGTATAAAAGAGCATTTTAATACTAAGGTATTCCAACTATTGTCTGATATGGAAAAAGGAACAAGAACAGCAAGAGAAGTTATCGAATTATCTTCTGAAAAAATGTCACAAATGGGTCCATTACTTGAAAGGTTACAAACTGGATACCTACCGCAAGTCATTAATAGGGTAATCGCAATAGGTTTTAGAGCGGGAGTATTTCCACCACCACCCCCTGAAATTGAAGGAATGGAAATGGATATAGAATATGTGTCTATCCTCTCGCAAGCGCAGAAACAGTATGTAATTACTCCAATTATGGATACTGTGAATCAGGTTATTGACATGGCATTAAAAACTCAATTACCTGAAATATTGGATAAAGTTAACTTTGATGAAGTTACAGATCAACTTGGTGGTTTGAATGGTGTTCCTCCGTCAATTTTATTCTCTGATGAATATGTTGAATCGGTAAGGAAAGCGCGAGCCCAACAGCAGGCACAAATCAACGCAGTACAACAAGGAATGACCGCAGCGCAGGGAGCTAAAACGTTAGCAGGGGCAGACACTTCAGGGAATAACGCATTAACCGCCCTTCTTGGTGGTCCGTCAGGTGGTTTACAACAATGATAAAACAAGAAGAACCAATATTAAATCTAAAAGAAAAAATGAGAGAGAAACTTGACGAACAAAATTTAATTGATTTAAAAGCCATTATGAATACTGAACACGGAAGACGAGTATTTAGTTACCTTATTCAGAATTGCGGTTATAAAGATTCGCAACCTTTAGGAAATAGTAAAGACTTCTTTAATTCAGGGCGTAGGAGTGTTGCAGTAGAATTAATAGCTGCATGTGATGCCTTGGGTATGTATGGACCAGATCGCATGATAGGGGTTGATTTAAGACTTCAAGCAGAGAGAGAGTATATAGTTCACCAATGGAATGTAATGCAAAATATTATAAAGGGTGGTGAAAAGAAATAGATACATTGAATGTATATAATCCCACATTGAAATCAGTAGAGTCGGTAATTAGTGAAGAAAAGAGCATAAATGATTATGTATCTTATCCAATGTCGGCAGTTTCGGTAAATGTGGAAACTACTTTAACGCAAGCAGGAGTAGAAGGGAAAAGTTGGTATATTTCTTATGCTAATTGGCGTGTTAGCGGAACCGCGGTTGTTGGTGCAACAAATTTAGCTATTACAATTAGTGACGGTGCTACAGTAATTTATAGGAGTGCAATCCCTAATGGATCTATAAATGGTACAAATTTGCACGTGTCTTGGGCACATCCAATAAAAATAACTGCTGGTAATAGTATTACATATACAATCGCAAGTCCCAATAATGCTGGTTGTGTTATATATGCGAATATGGGTCTATTACAAAAGTAAGGGGGTGATTGCATGGGAAACCATGCGCAATGATAAATGGATATATTAAATAAAGGAAGGTGAGTATATGCCATTAAAATCAGGTTCAAGTAAATCTGTAATAGCTTCTAATATCAAAAAGGAAATGCACTCTGGTAAAAGCCAAGCACAAAGTGTAGCAATCGCAATGAGCAAAGCCGGTAAATCTAAAAAGTAACAAGCAACTATCAAATGGTAGTTGCTTTTCTTATACCTATTTTTAAGGAGGAATGACATATGCCAGACGAAATAACCGAATCGACACAGGATAA